AGTAATAGACAGTCTCACATATCACAACGCCCATCGCGGACAGGTCGAAGTACAGGTTTTTGAAACCCTGTTAGAAGCGGTCAGAGCCTCAAATGACAGTCAGCATGTCAAACGATGATACTATCCAAAACAGCCATTCGGCAGATAAAGGAATCCACAACCCAAGTAAAAGGTTTTGCACAATGGTTTATAGGAATCGTCCTCAGACCCTATCAGATCGAAGCCGCAAACGCGATAGTAAAATCAGTCTTCGCGCGGGATGGAGAAAGTTTCGTACTCATCTTTTCGCGTCAGTCCGGCAAGGACGAGACCATAGCCATCACCCTGCTTTTCCTCATGTTTCGCTTTATAGATTGGGGCATTGACATGATATGCGCTCAACCCACCTTCAAACCCCAAACGATCAACGCCATGGAGCGCATCAAGAAGCGCGGCTATAACTTCGGCAGACGGCTTTCCCGCACCGCGGGATATATCGTGCGGTTGGGAGCCGCGCGGACCTCTTACTTCTCGACAGATCCCACCGCAAACACGGTCGGAGCGACCGGCAGACTCTTGATCGCCAACGAAGCCCAGGATATAAATATAGCCATTTGGGATGGAAAATTCATTCCCATGGGCGCGAACGAAAACGCAACCCGCGTCTATTCCGGCACACGCTGGACAGCCGATACCCTGCTCGAACGTGAACTAAAGATCGCGCTCGAAAAAGAAAAGAAGGACGGAAAGCGCCGCGTTTTCATGTACGACGCAACCCAGGTCCGCAAGATCAATCCTTTCTACGGGCGCTACGTAGATGCAGAAGTAAAGAAACTCGGACGGCAACACCCCCTTATCAAATCCCAATACTTCAACGAACTCATCGACGCGCAAGCCGGCATGTTCAACACCGCCCGCCGCGCTCTGATGATCGGCGACCCCAAGCGGGCGCATACCGCCCCCATCCCAGGACGAATTTATGCCATCCAAATCGACGTTGCCGGGACGGATGAAGCCCTGCTAAATCTCGACGGCATGGGAAATCCCGGACGGGACTCCACCGCCTATACCATTACAGACGTTGACTTGTCCGAACTTCCCACCTTGCAAGCCCCCATCTACCACGCCATAAAGCGAGAATCGTGGCAGGGCTTATCCCAGGTAACCGCCTTTGGGCGTTTATGCCAGATCATCGACCTTTGGAAGCCGATATACATCGTCGTGGACGCGACCGGAGTCGGGGAAGGACTCTGGACGATGCTATTCAAGAAGTACGGCGCGCGCGTCCTTCCCTTCAAATTCACACAGCAAAGCAAATCCGAACTTGGATGGGGCTATCTCGCCATCATTGAGACAGGACGATTCCGCGATTGCTGCCCCACAGAGGAAGTACGCGAACAGTACGACAAATGCCAAAGCGAGATATTACCAGGACCGGGAAAAACAATGCGATGGGGAGTCAAAGACGGTACACGCGGGCGGGACGGCTTACTTATTCACGACGAGTACATTATTACCGACGCGCTCACCGCCGAACTCGACAAACTGACCTGGAATATCTCCGCACCCGCCCTAATGACCGAAGCCCACGACCCACTCGCGGAAATGGACGGTAATTTCTAATGCCAATTTCAAAGCGCACAATCAAGCTACGTCAGGCAGACGCGCAGGGACGCGAGTTTATCCGAGTCTCACCGCGCAATAAAACGAATTGGGCATCATGTAATTTCGTGAGACCCGTCACAATCCGGGAACCCGGATCACCGCCAAGACCTCAATATGGGCAAAATTCACCATCCGTAAGTACTGCACAAGGAGTTTCAAGCGGAATATTCGACGCCGCAGTTTACGTACTCCCCGTCTTTGGTTTTGGACTTGTGGCATTCGCAACTCCATTCGCATTACCGACAATTTACGCTTTATCACCCTACCAACTAGCGTCATCGGCAACAGTGACAGCGGCAAGCGTAACAGCAAATCCGCTCCTGGCTCTCGGCGCAACCACCGCCGCAGTACTAACCACCCAACTAACCTTGACAGGGTTTTTATCCCCGGACATCGAAACCGCGGAATTTACGAACTTCAACAGACCATGCAACAACGACCCAGGACAAGGAAGATTCTAATGGCTAAGAAACTCACAAACGCCCAACTCCGCCAACAGGTAGCCAACCTGAACGACGCCCTCGAAATCGCCATGGGCGCATCCTCCGAAACCGACAATAATTTTTTCACAGGCGGGTTGTCCACAGCCTACACCGACCGCAACGAATGGGACCGCCGCAAAGTCTTTGAAGAAGCCTTACGCGCCTGGCGCGTCAATCCACTTGCCCGGCGCATCATCCGGCTTGTGCGTTCCTTCGTACTCGGAAAGCGCGTACAGATCAAAGCAGACAAGCCCAAGACTCAAAAATACCTACAGGACTGGTGGAATCACCCCCTCAACAATCTCAACGAGAACGTCAAACGATGGCTCGATGAGACCTCCCGCACTGGCAATCTCTTTCTCCTTTGCACCGTTGGGCAATCCTCCACACTCTACGTCCGCGCGATTCCCTCCGAACTGATCGACAAGATCGAGACCATGGAGAACGACATCGAGCAGGAAACCGCGTACATCCTCAATCAAAACGCCAACCTCGGAGAAGACTCCTACCCCTCCTACGCTCACCGCGGCGAAGCCAATAAATTCGTCCTGCACTTCGCCACCAACAAACCCGTTGGCTCGTCCTGGGGCGAGGCAGACATCGCGCCCATGCTGCCATGGATAGGACGTTATGCCTCATGGCTCGAAGACCGGGTACGCCTCAACCGCTACCGAAACGCTTTTATGTATATCGTCCAACAATCCGGCGCAAACGTCACGCCCGAAAGCAAGAAGGCGCGGCAAATGGAACTCAACGCCAACCCGCCCAAGCCCGGCTCAATCCTGGTCACTGACCCAACCGAACAATGGGGCATCATGTCCCCCAACCTCGACGCCTTCGACGCCAACACAGACGGACTCGCCGTAAAAAAGATGATTAGCGCCGGGCAGGGATTCCCGCTTCACTTCCTCGCAGAACCCGAATCCGCAACCCGAACCACAGCCGAAGCCGCGGGAACGCCCACCTTCCGAACGCTCGAAGAACAGCAGGAAGAATATTTTTCCTGGCTTGTCACACTTGCCAAGATCGCGCTCGAAACAGCCGGCATGAAAACCAACATGGACATCTGGATACACGGACCCGACATCACCGAACGCGATAACGCTTCACTTGCCCTCGGTTTTGCCCGTTCCTTCCCCATGTTCGCTGAAATGCTTGACCGCGAAGCCATCGACGACGCCGAATTTCTACGACTCTGCTATAAAATGCTTGCCGAAGTATGGGAGGAAGAAGACACCCCCAAGATCAAACGCAAGCCACTTGTCGAACCCAAGCAGAACACGACCGCACAAACGGAAGATCCCAAGACCGACCCCACCGACACCCCGGAGGATGAATGAATCTCGTCTGGGTATCGACATCGATCAACCCCTGCCCCTCTTGCGCCGCCCTCAACGGACAAGTTCACAGCGCCGCAGAATGGGACGACCTCAAACCAAAGGACGCCCATCTCTATTGTCAGGAACATTGCACCTGCCACTTTGAAGAAACCGACCTGCCCGCCAATGGCAGTATCAGCGACGCGCCACTCCGACTCCAAACCACCGAAAGGACAGAACCCATGCAAAAAGATTTCACACTCAAAGCCACCGCCTCACCCACCGAAGGCGGATTCGAAATCCTCGCGATCAGCGAAGGCGAAGCCAAAGGACACGGCATCCGCTTTACGTCTGCCGTACTTCAGGAAGCCATGCCGATGTACAACTCCAAACCCGTTTTCATAGACCACGCCGGACTCTTCGACGCGCCATCCGTACGCAACCTCGCCGGCACGATCACCGCGCCCGCCTGGGACGAGCGCGAGCGCGGTATCCGGCTCACCCTCAAACCGGCGGGACCCGCCGCAGACGTACTTTTATCCGTCCGCGACGCCGCCAAAACAGACCCCGCCATCATGCAAGCCATCGGGTTTTCCACCGTCCTAAGAGTCAATCTCGAAAAGGACGGCAATGTCAAGAAGATCGTCCACGTCAAATCCGTTGACGTGGTTGTAGATCCCGCGCGCGGCGGCAAATTCCTCAGCGCGTATCAAACAGGTCAGAAAGGAGAACAAATGACTGACCACACCCAAGAACAGAGCGCGACTCTGACCGAACAACAGACCGCCGCGCTCGAGCTGCAAGGCGCAAACGAGATCATCGCCGACTTGCAGGAAAAGCAGAAACAGGCAAACGCTCTGCAGATCGAGCAATGCCGCACCCTGCTTGATTCCAGTCTCGCGGTAAGCAAACTGCCCGCCGCCAGCCAAAAGGCGCTACGCAAGCCTTTTGATACCATGCTTGCCGAAGGCAAGCCCTTCCTCGCCACCCAATTACAGGAAACGATCAAAGAGAAGCGCGAAGAACTCGCCGCTCTCCACGATGCATCCAGCATCGCCGGACCCGCCCGCATTTCCAACATGGTCAACAGCGAAGATCAATTCCGCATCGCAATGACCGACCTCCTGGGCGCGGAACGCGACGAAGCCGATAAGGGCATGAAGGTCCACCGTCTAACCGGCATCCGCGAAGCCTATCTCATGGCTACCGGCGATCAGTCCTTCATCGGCGGATACTTCCGCGACTTCGCCCTCGTTACGGCGAACTTCCCCGGCATCGTCGCCAACATCCAAAACAAGATGCTCCTCGCCGCCTGGAAGGATTTCGAACAGCATTACGGATGGTGGAAGAAGATCGCCACGGTTGAACATTTCAACAACCTCAACGATGTGGCGTGGATTCGCACCGGCACAATTGCCAGCCTGCCGACCGTCGCAGAGCGCGCAGAATACACCGAACTCCCCATCGGTGACAACAAGGAAACCGACAGCTTCGAGAAGTTCGGCGGAT